TAACAACCACATGGTAACTTCTCACGGATTACATTACGAAGCCACGATAGTGGATTATTTCTTAGGTAACATGTTCCTGTATAGAGAAAACGATAATAGCTTATACGAAGGACATCCATTGCCTCACCCTAACTTCATCATATTTGGTAGGTCTGATAACATTTACAAGTTTCTTGGTAATCCTGTACCGGAAGTAACATATAGCGCTCCACCTATGTCTTATACAATAGAGATAGGCCTTAAACTCTATACAGCTTTAAATAGTAGTGATGGTACAATAAACAGGAATGAACACCAAGACATTACCATTAGGCCATACCAGAAGCATCTATCTTTTTCGACTGATACATCAATACAATTGCCTCATACGTATAGCTATGAACGTCTGCTCCAAAACAGCTGTTTTGCACAACATGCATTTCCGGCTATGGTGAGGAATAAACACGACATAGACTACCACCATCAAGCAGAGTATGCGTTTAGTAATGGCGGCATTTTCGCGAATATCGCTTCGAGCTATATGAAAGCTATCGCACAAAATCCGCCCTCAGGTGTTGACGACGATTCGTGAACGTTGATATCTAAAAATGGATTTTGAAAAGTTGCGGAATGTCATCTCAATAGTCGATGTTGTACAGTCTTATGGTATTGTTCTTAAAAAAGTAGGCCGTCAATATAGAAGTTTATCGCCATTTAAAAAAGAAACCAAACCATCTTTTTTTGTACTACCCGATAAAAATATATTCAAATGTTTTTCCTCTGGGCATGGTGGCGATGTTATCAAGTTTGTGGCTCTAATGGAACAAGTCTCATACTCAGACGCTGCTAAAATCTTATGCGCTAGATATAATATCCCGACTGACCAAGATGGTAAGACTAAGAGAGACCCGTTATACTTCAAGCGGCAGATAGCCATTTATCTCTCTAAGGCGTTACTCAAAAATACCGAGTCCGTCGGTTTCCAATATCTCCAAGAAAGATTTTCCTTTCTAAAACAAGATACTATAACTAATATTATAAACAAGTTCATGATTGGCGTATGGAATTCACAGATGTATAAAGAACTCGTCAACCTTTACGGCGAGCAAAGAATTAAACAAATGCGCTTCCCTAAGGCTAATGAAAATAGCTTTATTGTACTTCCTATTATAGAAAACAATAAAGTTATAACCTTTATGTTCCGAAGCCTTAGCAATAATTCGGACTATAAGTATATATACTCCGCAGAGCCTAATAAATCACTTGTTGATGTTGTTTATAACTATAACCCTTATGATCAGAACACTGAGATTTATGTAACTGAGGGTATCTTTGACGCTATCGCACTTTATGGCATAGGTATCACAAATGTAGTTTCATTATTAGGGTTGAATATTACTGGTAAAAAGTTTTCTAAACTGAATAAGTATAATGTAATAAATCTAGCTTTAGACACCGATCGTTCTGGGTATAGGGCTTCATTAAAAGCGGCACAGTACTTCATGCTTCAAAACAAGATCGTGTATTTACTATTACACACACCTTATAAGGACGTAGATGAAGCTATAAAAGCAGGAGTTTACGATAAAGAAACGATAAAACATAAAAAACAACTAATAACCACACATATATATACTAGAACGTATAAGTCTATCGATTCCGAAGCACAGTATAAGCAGTGGATAAAAAAGGTAATCAATGGCATAAAGGATAGTGATATAAGGTACTTATATAACAAAAGCATTTACGAGGCTATCAAGAAAAAACCCATGGACAATAAAGAAATTTCGAGTATAAATAAAATATTAGAAGCACTTACTACTCCGACGCTTAAGCTAGCATTAGCCTATATAGTAGATGTGATAGATGAAAGAGAAAGGTACAATATGTTACAAAACATGAGGACAGATAAAGAAGAAGAAGTAATAGTTGATATGCTCGTTGAACTAATAGTAAATAGCTTAAATCTTGGTCAATCCGATTGATTGCATGTTCTATATTATGGATACTTAATGCACTACTTGAATGCAATTTTGTATATTTCGATAGTATTTTGTGTAGGCGAGAACCAAGCTTCTAGGGTTAGGACGACCCGAAGTGAAGCCTGTGGAGCAGGCTCTGGTGGATGAACGTAGCCCCTGCGAGCTACCTAAAAAGCCATCCTGCGACGAAGCAGGAAGCTCAACTGCAGGAGTTGAGCAGTCCGCTGATTTGACATAGTATGTTTTGTAGAATCGGGTCGCTTTTAGTACAGTCGCCGTTTATTGCTTCATTTAATAGAATGCCGAATTTGTTGATTGTATCGTCACTATGCATATTTATGGCACTTTTGACCCATATTTGAGCAACGTTTTTTACCGGCCACTTGTAGTATAGGCCTACGACATCCTCTAAATGACCGGCAAACGACATCATGTAATATCGTCCCTTACCACGCTCTAAATAATCAAATAAATTAACACAAAGATTGTATAGGTCTATAATCTCCTTCATAATTGTAAATTTGTCGAAACATGCCCGCATGATAAAATATAGCAGTAGTTGGTATATTTATATATGGCCAACTTTGTTGATTTCGCACAGCTTGGGGTTACACAGGGTTATTTGGGTTTCGTTGAGTATCCTAAGCTTTCGGGCGGTGGCAAAGAGTTTTTATGGCAACACATGTGGGACATTGACATCCCTGTAAAACCGAGGGCTGTATATTGGCCCGGTCTAGATGTTATAAAGCATAGAATGAAAACACTTTCCCTAGAAGTCAAAAAAGATTTAGTTGGTAGTGTCGATGTTAATATTCGTGGTATCCATATCAAGCAGTATGGTGGTTATGAAAGTGATGGGACTGTAACGTGGGAGCTGATTGACTTTGAAGATCAGACCATTTATGCTATGGCATTATCCTTTATGAGTGCGGGTGGTGCCAATAGATATAAGTTCCAGCTTAGAAAGGAGGACGTTATGATTCCCGTTTTTCAAGTTTATTTTCTCAATTCTAGTCGTAAACCTGTCAAGAGACTAGATTTTTATACTTTATTGTTTATGAACTATGATTACAACTACGATACTCCGACGGAGCCTTCTGGGGCAAGAGAAACAGTAACGTTAAGTTTTGGTTACGAACATCACGACAAAACGCTCCTCAACGTAGTACCTGCATTCACTTTCTAATATGGACATTATACAACCAGAACCTAAGTACATCACTAATTACGAGGCATCTAGAATGTTAAGTATACCTGTTTATAAAATAGATGCAGTTATTAAGTTATATAGTATACCTCATTATCGTGAGGGGAGCACTATATTTATTAGAAGGGACATCGTACATCATATCAAAGCGTTTGTTACATCGTTAGAGCAGAGTGGGTATGCTTTTTGACACAGCACTAGTTGAAGAGGCCAAGAGAGCTGGTTTCTTTAACATGCCACTTACAATAGACGAGTTTGTAGCTCGTCTGGGTTTAGAAGGTTCTATCTATCCGGCATGGATGAGACACTTACACGAACTTTTCCCCGACCCGATACACACGGCTCATAATTATATCCTTCTAACTGGTGCTATCGGGACTGGTAAGTCTACTGTTTCAAAAATCGCAGCGTTATACACTGCTCATAAGATACTCTGTCTAAAAGATTTGAAAGCATTTAACTTATTCATAACAAAGCCTATTCAATTTGTTTTCTTCCATGTAAAGATAGAAAAATCTCGTATTGAGTTTTTAGAGTATGTTAAGGAAATATTTGAGAATCATGATTTATTTCAAGAGCTTAGAGAGCTAAGATTAGAAAAAGATTTGAAGCCAATTCCGATAGATTTTCAAGCTGATGGTTCTAAGAGCAATTCTTCCATAGGTGGTGATGTGATTTTTTATGTTTTTTCGGAAGCTAACTTTGTCAACGAGGGAGTCATAAGGTTTAAATTAGAGCAAGCTTATAATCGTTTCAAATCCAGATTTTTAGCCGCTAAGGACTATTTAGGTAATATTATTATAGACACTTCTGCATCTTACGAGGGTAGTGTTGTAGATTTTTTAGGGCACAGAGCTGAAGATTTTTATGCAGTTCGTATGTCGCAGTGGGAAGCCAAAGCACATACAGGGCTGTTCTTTAAGAAAGGTGCTATTTGGGTCTATACAGGCGGTATTTTAGGAGAGCCTAAGATAATAGGTGATAAGGAGGATGTGTCACCCGAGGAATTAAGCAAGTACGAACCTGAACGTATCATAGAGGTGCCCAAAGAGTTTGAGAAAGAGTTTAACACTAATATCTACGAGGCGTTGATATCGTTAGCTGGTGTTAGCGTAAGGCCTCCAAACTCGCTTTTCACACGCGAGATGGTTAGCACAGTTATGAACCTCCCACGTGTTACTAACGATTTGGTAAGTATCATGCAAATGGATACTATACTGGAACCTATACTATCAGCGTTACCCATTGATAGAGCACTAGCTGTACATATAGACACATCTATACGTGGGGACAACACTGGTATAGCCATAGGTTACTGGTATGACGAGAACACTATCTATATCCCCGTAGCTTTCGGTATCCACAACGAAGGCGACGACATACCTATGCATCTCATAGAGGGCTTAATAACACAAATAGCTAAGCAAAGGCAAATATCAATTGTAACTTCCGATACATACCAATCCTACAAACTACTTCAAGATATCACTATAAAGACTAGAATCAAAACTCAAACAATATCTGTAGATCAAAACCCAAGTATATATTTTAGCTTAAAGAAAGCTATCATAGATAGAACAATAAACATAACTAGAAATCAACTTTTGATAGACGAGCTTTCTAATTTGCGTTATAAGATCGTAGGGGCTAGTTTCAAACCCAAAATAGATCATTCGCCTAATTCCTCCAAAGACATAGCCGATG